CATATTTTACGGTTCAAATTCCTGGGCATATACAAGGCTGGGAAAGATTACGGGACTTAATGAAAAGGAACTTGAAGATACGTTCGGAAACGGTGACGTTACGATCGGCTTAAGTGTCGGAGGACAGTTTGGTGATCCTGAAGCTGCTATAGACATGGCGCTTGAAAAACTTGATATCGGATACATCGACATGATGCTTTTACACCATCCCGGGAATGGGGATGTGGAAGCATACAAGACGATGGAAAGATATGTGGAAGAGGGAAAGATTAGGTCTCTTGGTTTGTCGAACTGGTATGTGGAAGAGCTGACGCTAAATCAGCCGATATTCTTTTGCTAAAGAAATGGACTCGGAAGTGAGGTGCTTTTTGTTTTCCTCATTTCCGAGTCCATTGTAAATATAACACACCCAAAATCACTTGAAAACAGACATCAAGCCGACATTTTGCAGACATTTAAGAAATCTGCGTTTCAAATACTTCTCCTATATCACCATCAATGCATATACTTCTATCTTCTAGTTCTCCGGGGCAAAAGGCTTCACCATAGTTTAAGCAGGCATATACGGCATTTTCATTCGATAATGTCATCTGCCAAAATGGATATTTTATGATTACGGGGGTATTTCTTAACTTTGTACTCCATTAGCCCCAGCCCTTTATTTATAAGGTTTTTGGGGCTTATTTTATCCACATTATCCCCAGCAGTTATTCACAACTTGTTGCAGCACTCACAATCTTTGCGTAAACCCCCGGCTTTACCTTTGGCATTTTGTCAAATATCAGCCGTCTTCCGCAGCTGGGGCAAAATACATCTTCTTTTGCTATGCGGTTATAATTGCACTTTTGGCATTTGAAGAAACAATTTTTGTTTTGCGTATCGCTTAACACTTCCGCTTTGCTTTCGTTGTCTTCTTTCTGCCCGTATGTTTTCCACTGCATATACATTTCAAGCAGTTTTTCTTTGCTACAACTTTCCAGCGTTCTTCTGTTCCACTCAAATTTAGATGGGTGGTCATAATATTGCCAGTATTTCTCCGGCACTGTCCGCATTGCTTCCACATCTGGTATTCCGCAAATCAAATTCACGCAGTCTTCATCATCCAGCACCGCTGCCAATATGTCAATCAGCTGTCTTTCTCCCATGTCAATTCCTCCCCGGTGTCCCTCTCTGCTTTCTCTTTGATTGCCACTGTAACATATTCATTGAATGACTGCCCCTGCTGGTCTGCAATCTTCTTCACTGCCGCTTTCATCCCCTTTGGCAGTGCCAGTTCTGCCCGGTCATAGTTCTTATCACGGTATTTGTTCTTTGCCACCGTTGCCGCTGGTCCTCTGGGTATCTGATACGGCTTGTTGCTTTCCTGCTGCGCTGCCGTCTTCTTATCACTTGCCATCTTCTGTCACCTCTCTTTCAATGTTTGTTTTCCGTAAGTATATCACATTTCCCAAACTTACGGAAGTATAAATTTTGCATAATCTTACGGAAGTATATTTGTGCAACATTCCGGGTTGTATTTCTATACTTACGGAAGTATAATAAAGACAGTTAAAGGAACAACGCATTAAATCAATCGGAGGTACAAGGATATGAAGAAATTTGAAATCAGCAGCACATACAGCATGACAAGCATTTGTGACCACAACTGCACATGGACATACACCGTGATTGCACGGACTGCCCAGACCGTCACACTTTCAGACGGCAAGGAAACAAAGAAGTGCCGTATCAGCAAGAAATATTCTGAATACAGAAACACTGAAACGGTGTTTCCTCTGGGTCAATACTCAATGTGTCCTATGCTTTCAGCATAAACCATCAACCGGGGCGGCAGCTGCGCCGCCCCTCTATCAAAAAAAGAAAGTAGGTGTCTAAAATGTATAAGGTCAGCAAAAAACAATGGTCAAATATCGTGAACAATCACCCGGACTATGCCGGAAAGACAATGCGCCGCCACGAACATGACGGCAAGGTTTGTGAAGCTGGGGAAGCGTTCTGCTTTGAATATCTGCTGCCCGGTGCGCCAAATACCGGGGCAACGCTTGTATTTGAACATATACACTTTGAGATTGTTTAGAAAGTAGGTGAAATCATGAAAAAGTATTATAGTATCATGCGCCCGGTCAGTATCGGCACATATCCCCGGAACGGCGCAGAAAACATTGTAAATTTCGACCACCGCCAGTTCTGCCCGGAAATCCAGCGTGAAGCATGGGGGTATATTGAGTATAGCCGGGAATTATCCCAGAAAGAAGCTGCGGACTATGAATTGATACCCGCCGCAGAATAAGCCCCAGAAACGCCCAGAAACGCAAAAAGACCGCAAGCATATATTTTTACACTTGCGGTCTTTCCGTCTGTCTGTGGGGCTGTCAGCCCCTCCAGCGGTCAAATTATTCGTTGTCTTCCTTTGCCACAATTACTCCAACATTGCTGGCGGCTTTTTTCGCTTCTTCTGCTGAAATCGTCCCCGTTTTGTTCCCGTCTGCGTCATAGGTGTTCACTGTCCCGTCTGGGTTTTCCTGCAATGCCCCATCCGGCACATTATCTGTTGCAATCGCCACTTTCTCTGCTGTGGTGTTAATCACAACCGTTGCCGCTGGCTGTGCTGTGACCGCTTCCAGCTGCGCTGGGATTGCTTCTGCTTCCCCTGCTTTCATTGCTTCATAGGCTGCTTGTGCAATCGCTTTCAGCTGTTCTTCTGTCACTTCAATTCCTGCTTCATCTGCAATGCGTTTCAGCTGTTCGACAACCGCAGCCATCTTTTCAGCCCCGGTTTTCTTGTCAAGAAATTCTTTTGCCCAGATAACAAATTTTGCCGCCCAGTCTGCAAGTAGGTTCAACTTGTCTTTCATATCCTGCGGCACTTTCGGAAAAACATATTTTCCGACAAGGAACGCCGCCACTGTCACAACTGCATAAATGATTGTAAAAAGTGTTTTATTGTCCATTCTTCTTTCCTCCAGATTTATTTTGCGGGCAATTTCAGCACTTGCCCTTTGTTGATAACATTTGATTTCAGCTCGTTCAAGGTCTTAATCTCATTGTATCGGCTACCGTCACCCAGCTGCTTTTCAGCAATCGCCCACAAGCTGTCACCCTGCTTCACTGTATAAGTACGGGTCCCGCTGCCGGGTATCTTGATTTTCTGCCCCACGCTGATATTATTTGCATTTGCAATGCCGTTATAGCTTGCCAGCGTCTGCCATGTAGTGCCGTGTGCTGCTGCAATCTTTGAAAGCGTGTCACCCTTTTTCACGGTGTAAACCGTTTCAGCCTTTGCGGTTGTCCCGGTGCTGCTCTGCGTCTTCTGTCCGGCATAAATCGCATTGACCAGCTTTTGCACTTCGTCCGGGTTGTACCCTGCCGCTTTCAGCTTTTCGGCTCTCTGTGGATTGTTGCCCCAGCCGCCTTTTCCGTCTGCTATTTCCTGCGCCACTTCCGCAGCGGTCTTCTTTGCTGTCTGGCTTGTGCCGGTCCCGGTGCTTTCGTCATATTTCGGATAACCAAAAATGACCTTGCCTTTGTATGCTGATATGCTGTATTTCTTTTTTGCCACCCCGCCGCCGTTTGCTATAACGCCACTTGCGCCGGATGTGTTGCCCTCAATCGTGTAGAAATATGTTGCGTCAACCGCATACACAAGCCCGGTATGGTGGCAACCGCTTGTCTGCCCGTTTCTTGTGAAGAATACTTGTGCGCCCTTTCTGGGTTCTGTCCCCAGTGCGCCTTTATTCTTGTAAAGCCCCGCACTCGCCACCGTGTAATCATCAAAATTGCCGCCCAGCAGCCCTTTTGCATTTGCCACGCCGTATGCCTTATAAAAGCACCAGTCAACAAATGCGTCACACCAATACGCCGGAAAGTCCATAATAGCCGGATATACTTTGTGCATATCACGCCCATATTTTGTGTAATTGTCCGACCCTGCCCCGGCTGTTTTTTCGTCAAGGATTGCCGGATTTTTCTTGTATGCTGCCGCTGATTTTTCCAGATACCCCACTTCTGCGGCTGCCACATTTATTACCTTGTCAACTGTGTTTGCCATGTGCTATCCCTCCATTTCATTTACTGCATATTTGAGAAATCAGACAGCGACCCACACAAGTCCGGGTTTGCTGCTTTGATTTTCAGCAAGTTTTCTGCTTTTGCTTTCCAGCAGTAGAAAGCAACCGCCGCACCCGTCACGCCGCCGACAAATGCCAGAAGCGTTTGCAGCTGGTACACATCTTGAAAGACAACAACCCACACGCCCACTGCAAATGCAATGTAGTATGTTATGAGAATTGAAAAAAGCAGCACTTTTGTTGTGCCGCCTTTTCTTTCCGGGTGTTCTTCAAGTTCCTGCTTTCTTCTCCTGCGCCTTTTCTGCAATGCCGGAAGATTGTAAATGATGAACAATGCAACCGCCAGCATAAATCCGATAATGAAAAATAACAGATACTTCACTTTGCGTCACCTCCACTTCTTTTGCTTCGTGCCGTCTGCGCTGCTTTCTTTCTGGCTTTTTCGTCTTCTTCGTCCAGCGCAAAATCATTGTCACGCATACACTGCTTGTATATCTCCAGAATGTATTCATGGGCAACATCCACTTGCCCGTTTTTCAGCTTGTTTTCCGTGATATACTTTTCGTATTTGTCCAGAGTATCAATAACATGGTCAAATTGTTCTTTCGTGTGCCTTTGATGGTTTATGCAACTGTCGGAAAAATCCAGTATTTCCGTGCGCCATGCGTCCACCTTAAATTCTGTAAATTCCTTTTGCAAGCCGTCAAGTTGCTTCTTAATGTCCGCATTTATGAGATTTCCCAGCCGTGACAGAAGCCAGCGCACGGGCTGGAATTTCAGCCCCGGCGTTAAATCAATCACAATCCCTATTCCTGCAAGCCATCCCAGAAGCGTTTTCACTAACTCCCAGACGCTTGCTGGGTCAATCGTCTGTACTCCCATGTTTTGTCTGTCCCTCCTTGTTTTCCGGGCTTTCTGCGGCTTGCCCTACATTTTCCACCGCTTCTACATTTTCCACCGCTTCTGCCCTCTTTTCTGCTTTTTCTTTCTTCGTTTCCTTGACATATAGCCCATTCAGACTTTGCCGCAGACCGTAGCTGTTGAAGTGCTGCAATATGCCCTTGTATGAAGCAATACTGCGGTCAAGCGTTGCCCGGTCAATCTCCCCGGCAGCGTATGCCCCAAACATATACTTCAAACGCTTTTTCAGTTTCTTTGCTGTCTTCTTCCGTAACTTGATATGGGTTGACCATACCCGGAAGCCGGCAAATTCAATGCCCATGCTTGTTGGTCTTATGCAAGTTTTGTTGTTCAGCTGCAACCGCAACTTTTCATCCAGAAACGCTGCTATATCCTGCTTTACCCGTTCAAGAAATACTTTGTCCGGGTGCAAAATAATAATATCGTCCATGTATCGGATGTAATAACGCAGCTTCAAATGGTGCTTGCAGTGCTGGTCAAGTTCGTTCAAATATAGGTTTGCGAACATTTGTGAAGTAAGATTGCCAATCGGCAGCCCTACTTCTCCCAACAATTCATCATAGGCAACATTGCCCACATCTGCGCCCAGCGGTAAACCAAAATGGGTGTCTTCGCAATTTATAATCACTGAAAGAATGTGCAACAAATCCTTGTCAGCAATCTTCCTTTGCAAGATACCCATTAAAATTTCATGGTCAACACGGTAAAAATACTTTGAAATGTCAAGCTTCAAATAATACCACCGCTGCGGCTTTCTGTCCGTCTGTTTCAGCCATCCATACAAGCGGTTGACTGCCCGGTGCGTTCCCTTGCCGACCCTGCAAGCGTAGCTGTCAAAGATAAACTGTTTTTCAAAATACGGGTTCAGCTGCGCATATATTGCGTGTTGCGCCACCCGGTCTTTGAATTGCAATGACATAATCATGCGCTTTTTAGGTTCGTACACATAGAAAATGTTATAGCGTCCCACTTCATAGGTCAGCCAGATAAATTCATTCTGTAATTCAATCAGATTTTCTTCCAGCTTGTCCGTGTACGCCATCACATCCGGTCTGTACCGTTTGCATTTTATGGCTTTCTTATAGGCATTGTGCAGATTTTCAAAATCATAAATCAAAGGGAAAATGTTTTTGATGGTCTGCAATCCTTTTCCCTCCCGTCTTGATAAAATAAAAAGTGCCGTGCAAATCTACTTTGGTTTTACTCATTTCAAACATAACTTATACATCCAGCATTGCTGCTGGCTTTCGGTCCACAATCAACCTACTAACAGTTTTCACGGCAATTCAATCTTCTTTCGCCAGTTCCCATCCGTGGTCCCTTTTGAAACGGAAATAAACCCCTTAAACCCAAATGCACGGGGCAACGGCACTTGTGCCGCTGTCTATCTGGCAAAAATGGGGTGAAGCGGAGCGGAAGCCAATGTTGTTGTTGGAGTTGGAACGGGCGTTGTTCAAGTTCAACGCACCAACACCGCCGTTGGAAGTGTTGTTGAAGTTCGACCCCCGGAACGGACCGGCTAAATCCCTACTGTACGGCTTATTCCCGTATATAAAAAACCGGGGCAGAACGCCCCAGCCTTTTATTTCTTCTTTGTCTGTTTTCCGGCGTTCGCCGGGTTTCCATTCAAAGACTTATAATAACCGCCTATCATGCAGCCAATTTCATTGATTTTCTTTGACATTTGCTCATATTTCTTCATGGGCAAGCACGGCTTTTTGTTCGCCATATAGTTTGGGTCAGCTGCAAGCCGCACCAAATGCCGCAGCACATCAACTTCATTGTCTAATTCTCCCAGCGTGGTTTTCTTGTAGTGCTTGTTTTCCAGCGTGACAACCAGCCGCAGTATTTGCAGCATGGTTTCCCGGATTTCGTTTGCAAGCACCCTTTGCGACTTTGGGAATTGTTCAAGCTGCGGTCCGGCATACAACAATAATTCATAGACTTTGTTTTTCGTCTTGAAGTCTTCCTGCGTTGCTTCGTCCCGCACTTCATCCAGCGGCGGCAACTGTTCTTCTATCGTTTCCACTTATCGCACCCCGCTTATATTCTCTGTTGTTTTTAGTGGATGGGGCTTGCTGTCGCAAGCCCCCGCAGTTTATCAGTTTGCAGTTGCCAGTTTTTCATCATAAGCGGAGCGGAAGCCAACGGAGTTGTAGGAGCCGGAACGGGCGTAGTACAAGGACAACGCACCAACACCGCCGCTGGAAGCGTCGCCGAAGTTCGACCCCCGGAACGGAAGCCGCTCGCCGTCAGTATTGATATAATGCTGGTGTCCCGTAGCGGCGTAAATATCATTGGTATCTTTGACAATTCCGTGAAGTTTCAAAATCTGTGGAATGTTCACGCCGGACTGTGCCGCTATGCTATTAAACGGCTTGTTCTGGTTGAAAGTTGAATTTGTAGCCGTATTGATAACAATATTGCTGCTCTGCCAGTCATAGTGAAGCGTTCCGGCAGTTCCGGGGTCAACCAGTGTTCCATCCGGCTTAATCGCTTTCCATTCCGTGCTATCTGCGCTCATGTCGCAATCTAACTTCATGCAGTTGCCGTAAGGGATAATCTGGATTTCGCCGTTTACAATGCGCATACCAGCGACCCATTCCCATACATCACCGCACATATCGGCAATGCCGCCAACCGTGCCGTCATGATACCATGTAGCGGGACCGCTGCCAGTTGCAGTTCTGCCGCCGCCGTGGTTTCCGTCAATGTATGTGTTTACGCCCCTTTCATACGCCTTTTCATAGCTTGCGTCCCAGTTTGTGTTGCCCCTTGGTAAAAAGTTGTTGCGGTTGCACCACAAAATGATTGCGCCCCGTAAAGCGTTTGGCGTAAGCCCCCAGCCAGCACCTTTTTTACGGCAAGCCGCAAGTGACTGGTCAAAGTTGATATATGCTTTGGGGTCTTTCATGGGCAGTGAATATGCACGGTCATTCACCACAATGTTGATGTACTTTGAAATGTAAAGCAAATCACGCTCTACGCCATCAACCTTGAATACATCCGCTATATCCTGCGTACCCCCGGTGATAATGTCAGAAAACTTCATCTTCGGAACGCCGACCATGATTGACGGCTTTTCCAAATCGTCAAAAATGACCTTGTTGTTGCCCCCAAAAGAAGCAACCGCCATGCTTAAATCATCAAAATTCGCCATGATTTCTTATACCTCCATTTCCCATAATGTAAGTGTGCAAAGTGACATATCAAACGGAATTGGCACGGGTACTTCCCTAACCTCTCCCGTCATTTCGTCTTCGCCGTCTTCGATAACATCATAACGCCTTGCCGGGATTTCAACTTGCGCTGCGTATCTCTGGGCAGTGCCGCCAACGCCAATCACAATGCCGTCTTCTGCGTCAATGCAAATGTCAAGCGTCACTTTTTCGTCACGCTCCCTTGCAGCCAGATTGATTGTCAGTTCATCATCACCAAAAGTGATTTTCTTTCCGGCAGAAAGCGCATATTCAATGTGCGGCTTTCCCGGTGCTTTCTCGACAACTTGAATAGTGTTACCAGTATTTTTTGCCATTTTCTTTTCCTCCTTGCTCTACAACTTCACGGCTGCGGGCTGCTATCACTTCCGCTGCGTCCCGCTGCGCCGCTGTTACCTCGCCAGATACGCCAAAAGAACGCAACACCGCTGCTTCATGTTCCCTGCGTTCCTCATTCTTGATAATAACTGCTGCCATCAATAAAACCCACCTTTCACATATAGTTTGACTGTCACGCTGGCTGCGCTTCCGTCAAATGCAACCTTGAAGCCGTTTAATAGCTTTGCGGAAATCTTAATGCTTCCGGGAAATCCCCCGGAATATTCCGCAACTTCTGCGTCCACGGTATAGTCAAGATGGTTTCTAACCTTTGTTAGCGAAACTGTCGTTTCAGAATTGTTGAACGGGTACTGCTGGCTATTGGTCAGCGTCACCGTTATTGTTTCGCCTTTAAGGTCTGCAATAGACTGGTCACTGTGTATCTTCTCTATTGCAAGCAGTGCCGCAAGTTCCGTGCTGTTTCCAATACCATCTTCCATGTGGTTGAAGTTCGCTGCGTTCTGCGGCGTTCCCTGCTGGATAACTTCGCCCTCAACTGGTGTGTGCGTGATAGTTCCATCACCGTTGCTGCTCTCTCTGTAACGGTTTTCATATTCCGTCACATGGTCTTGCCAGATTTTCGGTTCATACATTGCCTTTTACACCTCCTTTTCTACAAAGTCGAACACAAAGCGGTACAATGCGCCCTCTTGTACGCTTGAAAGACTTATGCTTTCCGACTTTTCAGCCCACAACTTGTTTGCTGTGTTGTAAAGCTGCACTTTCGTTATGGTTGCGGCGGTCTGTGGCGTAATCTCAATGTAAATTGCCACCCTGCCATCTGAAAGCCGTTCTTTGCGGTGAATAGCTTTTCTTGTGGCTGTCCCATTGACCGTAACAACCGCATAGCTGATAATTCTTTCAATGAAATCTTTGAAATCTTCTTTTGCTTGCGTTGTCAGCATGGTTTATCCTCCTTTGCTATAATTTCCGGGTGCTTCCGCACTGCTTGACGGAATATGAAAACGCCGTTGCCGCAATCGTGTTTTCTACCGCCCCGCCCTCGGTTCGCTGCACCGTGCTT